CGAGGAAGAAAGCGCATATCTGCCGGACGAAGAACAGAAGGGCATCACGGTCTTTTTGCAGGACGATGAAGACGCTTCGTGCATGTATCTGGATTATCAGATTCGCGGCTTTTTCAAGAGCGCGCTCAGCGCGCTTGAGTACGACAACAAAATCAAGCAGGCCAAAAGCAAGGTGGACAAGTTTCTGTTCATCGCGCCCAGAAAGATTCACATTTTCAAGGATGGCAAGCGGGTTTACGACACGGACGAGGACTGCGAGAGGAGCCTTCGCGCCGAAACGATGCAGGGGCCGCGCACGACGGTAGCGGCCAGCGAGCAGATTAACGCGCCGTGGGAGATGACGTTCACGGTGCGGCTGATTCAGAACAGCGGAAGCAAGAGCAGCGCGGCGCTGACGTTTGAAGCCATCGAAGACGCGCTCGATTACGGACAGCTCTGCGGTTTGGGACAGTGGCGCAACGGCGGCCACGGGCGGTTTACCTGGGAGCGCGTGGACAAGGAGGACAAAGCCCAATGACCACAAACGAAGTGATGTTTGGCGCGATTGGCCTGCTGACGCTGGTGATTGTGGTTTGCATCAGGGCGGCAAACAGATGACGCTGGGCAGCCTGTTTGACGGCTCTGGCACTTGCCCACTGGCGGCGACACTTTGCGGCATTACGCCTGTCTGGGCAAGCGAGATCGAGCCGTACCCTATCCGGGTGACGAGAAAGAACTTCCCCGGAATGCGCCACCTCGGCGACATCACGAAGATCAGCGGCGCGGAGATCGAGCCGGTGGATATCGTTACATTCGGCTCGCCATGTCAGGATTTGAGCGAGGCAGGGGCGCAGAAGGGGCTTGCAGAGGGCGAACGGAGCATCCTGTTTTTTGATGCAATACGAATCATATGCGAAATGAGGGAGGCCACGAATGGAAAATATCCAAGATACGCCGTCTGGGAAAACGTGCCGGGCGCGTTTTCAAGCAATTCGGGACGGGACTTCCTGGCAGTTTTGCGAGCGTTCGTCCGTGCGGCGGGCGGAGACGGCGCTGATGTGCCTGAACCTGCACGGAGGGGAAAGACAGACAAGCTTGTTTGGCGAAACGCCGGATGTATCGTGGGAGACGGTTACTCGATTGCCTGGCGCGTGCTGGACGCCCAATACTGGGGCGTGCCCCAAAGACGCAAAAGAATCTTCCTTGTCTGCGATTTTGCAGGCGGACGCGCCGGAGAAATACTCTTTAAGCGCGAGGGCCTGCTTTGGGATTTTAAAGCGTGCGGAGAAGCGCGGCAAGAAGATTCCGGCGCTGCTGTGGGAAGCGCTGGTGGAGACTGTCGAGCGTTCCATCTGCAACAAGACCCAATCTCCGGAAGAGTAAGTCCCTGTATCGGCGCACAGCGTCAGGCGACGGTCGGCGTGGTTTACGACATCACGGGCGCGACAAGCAACAGCATGAAAAGCCCGGCGCCGGACAGCTGCTTCCGCGAGCGCGATGTGACGCGGACGCTCGACACATGGGTTGACACGCCGGAATGCAATCAGGGCGGAAACGTGGTGGTTTACGCGGCGGACTGCCGAAACCTGCGGCTGACCGAGGAGGTCAGCGGGACGCTGCAAGCCAAAGAAAACGGCGGGTACAGTCTGAACTATCAGAATCCAGTGGTGTATCGAGAACCGAAGCGTGGCGAGATTACGGCAGATGATATCGGTTCGACGCTGATTGCGCATTTGGAGCACAGCCCAAATGACATTGTTATCTACGACGCGAGGGGAAACGGCGATGGAAAGACTGTTTCGACACTGACGGGCGACCACGAAAGCCGCGTGACGGATTACACAGCGCTTATCGTGGGCAACGGCCAGATGAATCAGATGTACATGAGCGACAAGGCGGGCGCGCTGAACTGCATGCACGACCAGCAGGCGGTGCTGCTCAAAAGATTATGGCACTACATCGTCCGCAGGCTGACGCCGCTTGAATGCTGTCGGTTGCAGGGTTTCCCGGACTGGTGGGAGGACGGTGTGGGCGGAAGCGACAGCGCGAGATACAAGATGTGGGGCAACGGCATGGCGCTGCCGTGCGTGCTTTACGTGATGGAGGGGATAGCGGATGGCGTTAGTTGAGTATGACCTCTTCGGGCAAAAGCGGGACAAGGTGCAGACGGCGATAGATCGGCTGCGGGCGTTTGAGCCGAAAGATGGGTACTATGTCGCGGACAGTGGCGGGAAAGACAGCTCATGTGTCGTCAAGCTATGCGAGATGGCAGGGGTTAAGTTTGACGCTCACTACAACGCAACGACGATTGACCCGCCACAGCTTGTACGCTTTATCCGGCAGAATCACCCCAAAACCGAAATCGAAAAGCCTGAGTATACCATGCGAGAGCTGATCGTCAAAAAGCAAATGCCGCCAACGCGATTGATGCGCTACTGTTGCCAACACCTCAAAGAGCTGCACGGTAAAGGGCGCGTCGTGGTTACGGGCGTAAGGTGGGCAGAGAGCGGAAACCGCAAGAACAACCAAGGGCTTGTGACGTTTACAACCGCGTCCAAAGAGCTAAACAACGCAGCGGATTTGAGCGGTGCAGAGCCGAATCGAACGAGCAAAAACGGGCTGATACTCAATACCGATAACGACGAGAGCCGCAGAATGGTTGAGATGTGCTATCGGACGCACAAAACGCTTGTCAATCCGATTATTGACTGGACGGACGAGGACGTGTGGGAGTTCATACGGCTCTGCAACGTGCCGTACTGCGAGCTGTACGATTGCGGATTCAAGCGGCTTGGCTGCGTGGCCTGTCCGCTGGGCGGCTCTACGAGCATGCAAAGAGAGCTTGAGTTTTTCCCGCAGTTTAAGAAATTTTACATCCGCACTTTTGACGAGATGCTGGACGCGAGGCGAAAAGCGGGAAAATCCATCAATAGGCATTGGACGGACGGTGAATCGGTCTTGCGCTGGTGGGTGGGTAAAGGTGGAGAGAGCAAAGATGAGTTGCAACTTGGGATTTTTGATGAAACGGAGAAAAAAACGGACGGCTGAAAGTTGCCGGTAACTTAAAAAATGCAGCTATTTTTTAAATTATGCCCCGGACGAGGGCGGATAATGAAAAGCCGAGCAAGTTAAAGGAGAACAGCTATGGACGAATATGGAAGGTTTGATTTGAAAGAATGCGCGGACGCGCTATCCGAAGCGATTGCAAAAGCGAAAGAGAAAGCGGGAATGCCGAAATTCAGCGAGCTGATCAGCGACCGGGAACTGATGGTTTACACGGGCGGCGAGTGCGCGTACACGCTGGGCTGTACGCCGGAGGTGATGGACAAGGACGACCTGCTGGCGGCGATTCAGAACGGCGAGATAGACAGGCACGGAATTGTGGTTTATTTGGCAGAGAAGAACGTCGCACATTTCCGGGAGGACGATATCCGGGACATGGTGGAAAGCATGATGGAATCCGCCGAGCAATACGAGGACTGGGACGAAGACATGATGGCGGATATCCGTGATTCGGCGGAAACGAAAGCGTTTTTGCAATATCTGAATGGCCGCGCCGAAGCTCATGCGACCTATGACGCGGGACTGCGGGTTGAAATGGATTGGGAGGACAAAGACCGTGAATGAAATGCCGGAAAAATCCGTTTTTGAACTACCGAAGATGGTGACGGATAACCCACAGGGCAATTTTGAAACGATGCTGAATCTGATCTATGGGAAAGATGGATGGAGCTACATCCGCTACGGTGAAAAGGACATGCCGATTACGGATTTCTGCATGAAAGAGCTTTGCCCGAAGTTTGGATGTCCAGAGTTCGCAGATCAGACCATGACCGCAGAAGAACAGGACGAGCTTCTTTTTGATTGCGTCTTTGACGGATGTCCTGTTGCGACTGTGTATGCGGCGCTCAGCGGATATGGTCACCTTCGTGATCGTTTGCGGAAGCACGAGAATGCGATGAAAGCCTCGACACGAGAGGATGAAAGCCATGTATGAGCAGCCGAAGCGTCGAAAACTGACAAAGGCCGAACGGGAAGAGGTTTACGCGGTATGCGGCGGGCGTTGCGCGTATTGCGGCGCGCAAATTGAACTGGACGATATGCAAGTCGATCACGTCGTTCCTATATCATTTTTTGAGATCTATCAGGCAGAAGGATTCGACCTTGACACGATGGATAATTTCCTTCCAGCCTGCCGAATCTGCAATCATTATAAAAGCACATTGACGATTGAAAAGTTTCGGTACTCCATTGAACGTCTTCCTTATGCTCTGGAACGCGACAGTTCAGCATTCCGAAGAGCATTGCGCTTTGGATTAGTGTGGAACATAGCTCGGAAAGTGCAGTTTTATTTTGAAGAGCGGGGCGTCAAAGTTCCGTCACTCAGATGGAGGTAATTTATGAACGAAACGCCGAAATGCCCCGGATGCGGGGCTGACATGGAGTTGATGAATTTGTTGTGTGACGCCACATTTTACTACGCCTGCAAGAAATGCGGCTGGGATTCGCCAATCGCCATTGATTCTGAATCGGCGTTCCGAATGGCGTTGCGCCGCGCCGAGCCGAAGAACCGCGTACTGACGCTGGAGGAAGCCAGAAACGCCGAAGTGGATACATTCGGAACGGCAATGCACTGGCTTGAACTGAAAATCCATCCATACAAATGTGAAGGCGAAGAAATCAGACACGCTGTTCTTGCGGTTTCGATCTTTTTTGAAAATGAATCAGAAGATGGAGAAGCTGACGTCATGTACTCATGCACTGGTGAACCCAGCGCGTGGCTGTTTCAGAAAGAATACGGGAAACGTTGGCGCTGCTGGCTGCGCAAGCCGACGAAGGAAGAAATGGAGGGGACACCATGGGCGTAACACTTGTATGCGAATACACAAAAAGGAGCATGGATTTAGGCTACATCGGATTTAATCGTCTTCGGCATAAGATTGCCGAACTTGCGGGAGAGCCGTTTTTTAACCATTACACAAAGCTGGATGATCTGATGTTTTCGGATTTCCTGACGTTTGACCTTGAAACCGAACGCTTGATTCGGTCAGGAAAAGTCTCACCGCACGTTATAGTTTTTTGCTTGCAATCGGATTGCGATGGTTACGTCACATGGAGGACATGCCGGAAGCTGCTGAAAATCATCGGCGATTACGACGATGAACTTGCATACGGCTATGCGGCAAGACCCAACTCCGGCTTCAAGGATTTCAAGCGGATTTTAGAGGACTGCGTAAAGCGCAAATGTTCGATGAGGTGGAGATAAGTGGGAAATGGAGGGGACGCCGTTGGAAAGCTGATGAAGCGAATCAGGCAGAAGCTCTGCCGACACAGATATGTGAAATGCGGGAACTGGTTTCATGAA